CCTCGATCCTTTCGGCTTCGATCATTTTGCGGAGGACATCGCCCCCGATCTTGTTCTTTTCGTATTTGTATCCTGCTTCAAAATATTCGTGTTCTGTGTGCTTCATGCTTCCTCCGTAACCTTTTGGCAAGATTCACAAGCTTGTGATTCGTAAAGGTCTGTGTAATTTTCCATTTCTTGATATGTATCAAAATCGTGTTCCTCTCCGCACTCGGGGCAAGAGTAACTCCATTGCACATCAAACCCAATCGAGCAATAGACACAACCAACCCAATCCTCAGAAGCCACCCAAACATTTCCCGAATATTCGTTTATTCCTGCTTGGGTGTATTTGTCGATTTGCAACCCTGCTTTTCTGATTGCTTGGATGCAATCTGTAAGCCTGTCCAAATCTGCACCTTGAAATTGTTCAAATAAGTTTTGCATTTTTATCCTTTGGCGAAAAAGTAGAAAATAACAGGGAAAGCGAAAACGGCAACCATGCCAACGGCAAGAAGCCCATCATCAATCAATTCACCGATGCGTGATCGTCTCTCGTGTGCTTGGCGAAGCTCTGTCATGTCCAAATCAAAGCGATCAGACACAGAAAACAAGGCAAGGTGATACGGAAATCCGTCTTTCATTTTCTTGTCAACAAGATTGAGGGCAATGCGTGGGATGTACATTTTTAGTCCTTTTGAATACTTTAGATTGAATATTGTGGTGCTTTAATTTCGATCTTGTAGCCCAATTCCTTGATAGTTTTCAAAGAATCGTTTGTGAGCGTTTTTGTTCGTGCCAATTGGGCGAACAGTTTTGACACTTGGCAAACAGGATGAAATACTTGTGCTCCGTATTGGTCTTTAACTTCGATCAGAATTGATTGGTTCATTTTGTTTCCTTTTTTGTTGTAGGCAAATGCCTCAATAAACCACTCGGGCGAATGGTTTATTAAAGTCTCCTCAAGCTTTAAATAAATTCAATTCCTCGGGTGACATGAAACGCTGAAACAGATCAGAGAATGACTCCTCCAACCTTTTGGCATTGTTCAAGTCTGCATAGTAGTAAGCTTGTGCAATAGCGATTGCAAAGCTTCCTGCGTTTGCTCTCTCCATGCGATTCGCTGATCGTCTGAACGCATCACATTTTTTGTTTTGAAGTAGTTGTTCGTCTGTCATGTTTATTGCTCCTGAATGAATTGTTCTAAGTGAATGATTTTTTCTCTAAGTTTTTTAATCTTGTTTTCTCCGTTTGGTTTTAGTTCCTTTGCTCCTGTCTTTGAATTGATGTAGGTAAATTTTGGGCTAGTTTTGGTTGAGTCGATTTGATCGTGTATCTCTTGAATCTCCTTGTAGGCTTGTTGTTCCGTCATGGTGCTCCCTTTGGTTGTTGATATTGATGCAATACATTGCTTGTGTTTTCATATTGCATAGCGTTATTATCGGGTCTTTGGTTGATTTGTAAATACTTTATGGCGATGATATTTTTCTACCAATTTGCAGCAATTGATAGTTTTTTTTAATTCTCCTCTGTGGGGGCTTGATGTTCGGGCTTTGTTCCTGTAAGATCCGCCCTTATTAGCGAAGCGAAACGGCTCAATCATGACAAGAGAATCAGTAAGAGAAACACTAAAAGAAAATCCCTTTGTAGATGTCTTAGGAGGTCTAGGAAAAGGCTTGACCCCAAAACAAAAACGCTTTGCAGAAGAAATAGCGAAAGGAGAGAAGGGATCTCATGCCTACCGAAAAGCATATAACACCAAAGCAAAGGCATCAACTGTGGCAAACAACGCTTACCAACTCAAGAACCGCACAGACATCCAAGCGACAATAGATGCCATCGAACGAGCTAATGAGGTCATGAAATACCAAACGGCTGAAGGGCTTCGCTCATTGGCAATCAGTTCTCTGGTTGAAGTCATCACGAACCCCGATACATCTCCTGCCGTGCGTGTGCAATGTGCCAAGACAATCGGCACGATGACAGAAGTATCGCTCTTCACCCACCGAACAGAATCAAAGGTGATCCACTCATCAGAAGACATCAAGGCAAAGATCCTCAAAGAGATCGGCTCATTGATGAACACCAATGCAGAAGATGTCATCGCAAGAGATGCATCGTCACTACTGTCCGAGCTAACCCAAACCACAGAAGAAAACAATCCCGAGCTAGAAGGCGAGGCATCGGAAAACTTTCCCTGCGCTGGGCAACCCCACCCCACCCCGACCCCCCCAAATTCAGACAAAAGTCCCCCAGCTTCACAGCATACTATTCCACTCCCTCAATCACCATCCATAGAGGATGACCCCCTTGGTATTAAATCAGCATAGCCAAAAAAAATATATAAAAAAAATGCAGGACTTTAGGACTGAGGAGCAAAACGATGGATCAAGTTAGTAAGTATTTAATATTAATGGAGCGCAAAAGAAAGCGTTTAATTAGAACTATTTTAGGGGGTCACACTAAACGTTGTGCGTCACCCCCCACGAAAGTATTAAATACTAAAATGATTGCAAGCAAAAAGGATCTAAATTACGAAGAGTGTTTAGAACTTAAGATGACAAAGAACCAAGCAAACGTATTTATATTTATTGATGAGTATTGGAAAAAGTATGGATATGGCCCGACAGTTCGGGAGGTGATGGAGTACAGGAATAGTAGGAGTTTGGGGAGTACGCATGAAATAATAGAGCGGCTGATAAAGCTTGGCGTATTGAAGAAAATGAAGGGGATGGAGAGGAGTGTCAGGCCAGTGTATATAAACTTTAGGAAATTAGATGTCGCAGATTGAAGAGTTGTTGTCTAAGTTGCCTGTGAATGAGCAGGAGAAATTTTTAAAGCAGATGACGCAGTATAAGGAAGCGTTGACGAGGGAGAAGTGTCAGGCTAATTTTTTAGAGTATGTAAAATTTATGTGGCCTGGGTTTGTGCACGGAAGACACCACGCTGTGATGGCTAAGAAATTTGAGGAGGTTGTACATGGCAATCTTAAACGTCTTATTATCAATATGGCTCCTCGGCATACTAAGTCTGAGTTTGCAAGCTATCTTTTGCCGTCTTGGTTCTTGGGGAATTATCCTGATAAGAAAGTTATACAGTCTAGTAACACGGCGGACTTGGCGGTGGGGTTTGGTCGTAAGGTTAGGAATCTTGTTGATAGCGAGCAGTACGATTCTATATTCCCTGGCATAGCACTTGCGGCGGATAGTAAGGCCGCGGGTAAGTGGAATACCAATGCTCAGGGTGAATATATAGCGATTGGCGTGGGCGGTACGATGACGGGTAAGGGTGCGGACTTGATGATCATTGATGACCCTCACTCGGAACAGGAGGCGAGATTAGCCCAGGGTGATCCAACTGTTTTTGATTCCGTGTTTGAATGGTATACGTCTGGGCCAAGGCAGCGTTTACAACCAGGGGGAAGGATAGTAATTGTGATGACCCGTTGGTCGGATAAAGATTTGACGGGAAAGATATTAAGAAATGCGGCGGGGGAGGATTGGGAGGTAATTGAGTTACCTGCGATTATGCCGTCAGGTAATCCGCTATGGCCTGAGTTTTGGCCGCTCAAAGAATTGATGTCGGTCAAGGAAGAGATTGGTGTTTATAAATGGAACGCCCAGTATCAGCAGCAGCCGACTGGTGAAGAGGGTGCGATTATTAAGCGGGAGTCGTGGAAGAGATGGAAGAGTGAGATGCCGCCTCCTTGTGATTTTATTATTCAGAGTTGGGATACGGCGTTTACAAAATCTGAGCGGGCGGACTATTCTGCGTGTACGACTTGGGGTGTGTTTAGTTTAAATGAAGATCCGACCGATAAGCATATTATTCTCCTTGATGCGTATAGAGATAAATTGGAATTTCCTGCACTAAAGAAAGCGGCGCTAGAGGGATATAAAGAATGGCAACCTGATGCGTTTATTGTTGAGGCTAAAGCGGCTGGTGCGCCACTGGTGTTTGAATTAAGGTCTATGGGAATACCTGTATCGGAGTACACTCCTACTCGTGGCAATGATAAATTTGTACGTTTAAATAGCGTGGCTGATTTATTTAATTCAGGAAAAGTGTGGGCGCCTGATAAGAGATGGGCTGATGATTTGATTGAAGAGATGGCACGGTTTCCAAATGCGGAACATGATGACTATGTAGATAGCTCAAGTCAGGCGTTGATCAGGTTTAGGCAGGGTGGGTTCTTAAGACTTCCAAGCGATGAGGAAGATGAACCTAAATATTTCAGACGCAAGAAAGCGTATTACTAGGAGTGAATATGAAGCGTAGAAGTTTTTTACAGACAATTGGTGCGGGCGCAATCACACTGGCTGCGCCAGTTGTTTATTCTGAATGGAGCGGCCCTACTTGCGCAAGAAGTTTGACTGAATGGATGGAGTCAAAATTTTATTGTGTCATGGGTGAACCCACGGCATTTATGGACTTGCCAAGGCATGATGCAAATAAGTTTTTTACAGATGCTTCATTGAAGGCTTTAGATTCTGCTGGAGATGCGCAGGTAATTAGAATTTCATACGACACCTTGGCTTATGCGGTAGAAGGATATACAGCCAAAGAAGCCGAAGCAATGCTGGCAAAAAATTTCTATGAAGGTTTTAAAGAGCTAGATGAAAACGATAGAAAACAAATCGTATGGAGAGTTAAACCTCAATTTGCATCCGACTACGTTCGTGAATGGGGAGATACATATTTAACTTCTGAGCAATTGGAAGATAGATCTTATAGCGACATAAAAACAGATAATTTGGAAATACCAGAAGGTGTTCAATATGATTTCAACACTAACAGTTATAAGTATGTAAAAAAATCTTATTATCTTCACAAGATGAGAATGAGATTGGCTATGCCAGAAGTAAATTTTGAAAAAATAAACGCTTATAAATTAGAGGGCGAGCAGCCTACAAGGATTTAATATGTTAGATAAAGCATTGTATTCAAATGTACCTCAACTCAATACGGTTGAGCCTGATATAGAAATTGAAGTAGAAGATCCAGAAGATGTGAAGGTTGGCATTGGTGGAATTGAAATTGATCTAATGCCACACCATGAACTGTCGAATGACTTTGATGCAAACTTGGCTGAAGAGATGGATGAGGGTGAACTCCAATCTTTGGCGGGCAAGTTGATAGAAGAAGTGGATGAGGATGTCCATTCCCGCAAGGACTGGGCTGAAACATATGTCAAAGGTCTTGAAGTATTGGGGATGAAATATGAAGAAAGAACGGAACCTTGGAACGGCGCTTGTGGTGTATTTAGCACGGTGCTCACAGAAGCTGCCATTCGTTTCCAAGCAGAAACGATTACTGAAACGTTTCCTGCGGCTGGCCCAGTAAAGACGGAAATTATGGGGGCGATAGATCGCCTCAAGATGGAAGCGTCCATGCGGGTTCAAAACCACATGAACTATTATCTGGTAGAGAAGATGCCAGAGTATCGACCAGAGCATGAAAGGCTTTTGCTTAATCTAGGATTGATTGGATCTGCGTTTAAGAAAGTTTATCCAGACTTAAATTTGGGTAGACCTGTATCTATGTATGTAGGCGCAGAAGATTTGATCATGCCGTATGGGTCAAGTGGGGTGATGCACTGCGAGCGGGTCACTCATTTGATGAGAAAGACCAAAAACGAAATCCATAAACTACAAGTTGCTGGGTTTTACAGGGATATAGAGCTGGGTGAACCCATGCATATACCCACGGATATCGAAAAGAAGAAGGCGGATGAGTCTGGATACTCTATAACGGATGACGATAGATACCACTTGGCTGAAATTCATGTGGATTGTGTCATGCCAGGGGATGAGGATGAGGATGAAATACCAAAACCTTATGTGATTACGATAGAAAGAGGGTCAAGAAAGGTACTTTCTATCCGTAGAAACTGGGAAAAGGGCGATAAAAAGTTCCTTAAGCGTCAGCATTTCATCCAATATACCTACATTCCTGGGTTTGGAGCGTACGGATTTGGTTTAATTCACCTGATTGGTGGTTATGCCAGGGCTGGAACGATGATTATTCGCCAATTGGTGGACGCAGGATCACTTGCTAACTTACCTGGCGGTCTAAAAGCCAGAGGTTTGCGTGTAAAAGGGGACGATACACCAATTGCACCAGGGGAATTTAGGGATGTAGACGTTCCTGGCGGGTCAATCAAAGACAACATCATGACTTTGCCGTACAAAGAGCCAAGTCAAGTGTTGGCTTCGCTACTTGCTACGATTACTGACGAGGCAAGGAAGCTTGGATCAATTGCTGACATGAATATCAGCGATATGTCAGCCAATGCTCCAGTAGGAACTACGCTTGCTCTCTTAGAGAGACAGCTTAAGACCATGAGTGCGGTACAAGCCAGGGTTCATTACTCTATGAAGCAGGAATTCAAACTGCTCAAGCCAATGATCCGTGACTTTGCACCAGAAGATTATGAATATGATCCAGAGAAGGCGGATAAAAGCGCAAAGCAAAGCGATTATGATTTGGTTGAAGTCATACCCGTCAGTGATCCTAACAGTTCTACGATGGCGCAAAGGCTTATGCAGTACCAAGCTGCAATGCAGATGGCACAGCAAGCGCCCCAAATTTATAATCTTCCCAAGTTACATAGACAGATGTTAGATGTAATTGGAATACCGAACGCCGAGGACATTGTTCCAACTGAAGACGATCAAAAACCAAGAGATCCAATCTCAGAGAACATGGCTTTCTTAAAAGGAAAACCTACCAAAGCGTTTATGTATCAAGATCACGATGCGCATATTGCGGTTCACCAAGCGATGATGCAAGATCCTTTGCTTCAGGCGCAGGTTGGTCAAAGTCCTATGGGACAACAGATGCAGTCCGCAATCATGGCGCATATATCTGAACACTTGGCTTTCCAATATAGGAATAAGATTCAACAACAACTTGGTGCTATGTTGCCAGAGCCAGATGTTGATATGCCTAAAGAGTTGGAAGTGCAGATATCTCAGCTCACTGCACAAGCGGCGCAACAGGTTCTTGCACAAAGCAAAGGACAGGCGGCACAACAACAAGCAGCCCAACAAGCTCAAGATCCTTTGGTACAAATGCAACAGAAAGAATTGCAGATTGCACAAATGGATGCACAGACCAGAGCGCAAAAAGTCCAGGGTGATTTACAAATCAAACAGGCTGAGTTGCAGATTAAAGCACAACAAGCACAACAAAAAGCTGGGCCTAATCCTGCGATTGAAGAGCACGCAAAGATTGCTGAGACACAACAAAATCTTCAGACTGCGGCGCAACAACATGAGCAAAGCTTAACTCAGCAAGAGCAACAGCATCAACTTAACTTAAGGATGTTGCAGCAAAAACATGAGCAGAGTTTGGCTGAGCAACAACAGATGGCTCGCATGAGAGCGTCTCAAGAAATGCAGCGTATGCAAATTGCGGCAGATTCCGCCAAGCAGATGGATGAGATTCGTAAACGTCAAGCAGAGCAACAGGCTAAACAACCTAAGAAGCCTGAACCAAAGAAAGGTGAATGATGGAAGCAAAAATACTTGAACATCTATTGGTAAAGATCAAGCAGATTGAAGACCAATATGCAGTTGCATTGTCTGGCAAAAGTGCCAGGGACTATGCCGAGTATTCTGAAATGTGTGGTGTTTTCAAGGGCTTGTCCCTTTGCAAAGGCGAGATAGACACCATGATGAGACGTTTCAAGGAAGACGAAGACAACGAATAACGAAGTGAACCGATATGGCGGGGGCGTATCGGTAAGCTATTTTGTAGCCCCCTGCGGAGGAAAATTATGGACTTTAATGTTCAAGCCGTAGACTTGTCTGGCATTCTTAATAAGAAAGCGGAGGACAAAGCTACTCAACTTCCCGAACCTAAAACGTTTCATTTGCTGACGGTATTGCCTGAAGTGGATGAGAAGTTTGAAGGAGAAGGAGAGTTAGTTAAATCATCACAGACCATGCACTTTGAAGAGGTACTGACACCAGTATTATTCGTAGTGAAGATGGGGCCTGATGCATACAAAGATGCAACCAGATTCCCATCTGGGCCATCATGCAAAGTCGGTGACTTTGTTATTGTCCGTCCCAATACTGGTACACGGATCAAGATACACGGCAAAGAATTTCGCTTGATCAAAGACGATCAAGTTGAGGCTACCGTGCAAGACCCCCGTGGTATTCAAAGAGCAGCATAAGGAAAAACTATGTCAACAGAAAAAAGAACATTTCAATTTCCTGATGAGGTGGATAGCAAGGTCGAAGTGGAGGAGACTCCAGAACTTGAGATCATTGACGATACACCTGAACCAGATCGTGGTCGCAAGCCCGCAGACGAACCGCCCAAAGAATTTTCTGATGATGAGTTGGAAACATACAACGAATCAGTCAAGAAAAGAATTAAACATTTCACCAAGGGATATCACGATGAACGCCGTGCAAAAGAAGCGGCTTATCGTGAACGTGAGGAAGCTTTAAAGCTGGCTCAGTCCGTTGTTGAAGAAAACAAAAAGCTCAAAGGTTCATTGAATCAAGGGCAAACTGCTCTCTTAGAACAAGCCAAAAAGGTTGTGGACAATGAGATCCAAACTGCCAAAAATAAGTACAAAGCTGCTTATGAGACGGGGGATGCAGAGGCTTTGGCTGAGGCACAAAGTGAACTAACTGCCGTTACGATTAAGGCAGAAAGGTTACATAATTTTAAGCCTACCCCTTTACAAGAGGAAAAGAATGAGGTACAAACGCAGGTAACGCAACCAGCGCAGCTAGACCGAAAGGCGGAGGCCTGGAAAGATAAGAATCCTTGGTTCGGCTCAGATCGGCGCATGACCAGTTATGCGCTTGCCATACACGAGGAACTCACGCAAGATGAGCGCTTAAATCCATCGAGCGAAGAGTATTACCGAAGAATTGATTCCGAAATGCGTACTAGGTTTCCAGATGCTTTTGATAGCGATACTGAAGTGGATGCATCTCCTCCACCCAAGAAGTCGATAGTAGCACCTGCGTCTAGGAGTACAGCGTCTAAAAAAATCGTACTAACCCAGAGTCAGGTAAATATCGCCAAGCGGCTTGGTGTCTCATTAGAGGACTATGCCCGTCAGGTTGCTAAAGAAAGAAAAGGAGCTTAATCATGTCAGAACAAAATCGTAAACCAAGAGAAGTAGAAACTCGTGCAGCTTTCCAACGTCCAGATGCATGGAGGCCACCTGAGCAGTTACCAATGCCTGATCCACGACCAGGTTGGGAACACAGGTACATCCGCATCAGTATGGTTGGTCAAGCAGATCCTAAGAATATTTCTATGAGACTTCGTGAAGGTTATGAGCCTTGCAAGTCTGAAGATTATCCTGAGTTAATGATGCATGAAGTTCAAGATGGACGATTTAAAGGTGGCATTGAAGTCGGTGGATTATTGCTTTGCAGAATCCCTGCTGAGTTTGTTAAGCAAGCGCAGGAATACTACGCTAACCAAAACAAAGCTCAAATGGAATCTGTTGACAATACTTTCATGCGCAATAGTGATCCAAGGATGCCTCTGTTTAAAGACAGACGTTCCGAGGTGACATTCGGTAAAAGTTAATTTTTTGGAGATTTAAATGGCATATCCAACAATTCCCGCACCATACGGGTTTAAGCCAGTAAGTCTTATTGGTGGACAATTTTATGCAGCATCGACAAGACAATTGCCGATTCAGTATAACTTTGGAACCAATATTTACTTTGGCGATATGGTTGCAATTACCCGTGGCTATGTAACTCGTGTAACAATGACTACAGGCGCATCAGCAACAACTGGTGGAGCAGGTTACGGTCAAGTCGGTATCTTCGTGGGTTGTACATTCACAGATCCAGTATCTAAACAAAAACGTTTCAGTCAATATTGGCCCGCCAATACATTGGCTGGTGACGCATTTGCTTACGTTACTGATGATCCAGATGTCCTCTTTAAAGCAGTTGCTACCACAAGTACAACTAGCATTACAGTAGGTTCAATCTCTACACCTATGATTGGTTTGAACTTCTATGGTTCAGACTACTCAGGTTCTACAGCAGCGGTTGGTGGAAACATTAATACTGGCGATTCATATAACGGTATTGCCGTAACAAGCACACCATCATATGCAACAACCAGCACATTCCCATTCCGTTTGGTTGACCTAGTTCGTGATACAGCTACTGCTACAACTGCTACTTTAACAAGCGGCGGCGGCGGTACATCACTTGTTACCAGCGCATTACCAGTGGCTTTGCCTATTGGTACAGAAGTTGGTTACTTAGCAGCTAACGGTCAATACATTGGAACAGGTTCTTTTGTAGCTACCGCAGCAGCGGCTGGTGCAACTGCCGTTACTATTAACGCACAGGCAGCAACAGTTGTTTCTCCCGCAGGTACATCCTCTACAGGTATTACCATCCCAGCAAACAGTACATTAGTATTTACTCAGTACCCAGAAGGACTCTTTAAGATGAACTTTGGTTTGAATTCTTACTACAATGCTACTGGTACTCAAACCGCTTAATTAAGGAGCAATTAAATGGCTATTTCAAGAGCACAACTATTGAAGGAATTGCTTCCTGGATTAAACGCATTGTTTGGTTTAGAGTATGCAAGATACGGAGAAGAGCACAAAGAGATCTATGAAACAGAAACCTCTGAGCGTTCTTTTGAAGAGGAAACAAAACTGTCTGGTTTCTCAGCAGCACCAGTCAAAGCCGAGGGCACAGCCATCAGCTACGACAATGCGCAAGAGGCATGGACAACTCGCTATAACCATGAGACTATTGCTCTTGGATTCGCAATCACCGAAGAGGCGATTGAGGATAACTTGTACGACAGCTTGTCTGCTCGCTACACCAAGGGTCTTGCCCGTGCTATGGCATACACAAAGCAGGTAAAAGCTGCTGCTCCACTTAATAACGGATTTAACTCCGCTTATGTTGGTGGTGACGGTGTATCTTTGTTTAACTCTTCACACCCATTGGTTAACGGTGGAACAAACTCCAACGCACCATCTACACCTGCTGACCTGAACGAAACAGCGCTTGAAAACGCAGTTATTCAGATCGCAGCTTGGACAGATGAGCGTGGTCTTTTGATCGCCGCTAAGCCCAAGAAGTTGATTGTTCCACCTGCACTACAGTTCGTTGCAACTCGCTTGCTCGAAACTAAATTGCGTGTTGGTACAAACAACAACGACATTAACGCTATCGAGAACAATGGTTCTATCCCAGAAGGATACACAATCAATCACTTCTTGACAGCGCCTAATGCTTGGTTCTTGTTAACCGATGTACCTAACGGTATGAAACACTTCGAGCGTACACCCCTGCAAAATTCAATGGACGGAGATTTTGATACAGGGAACGTACGTTACAAATCAAGAGAGCGTTACTCTTTTGGTTGGTCAGATCCACTAGGAATCTACGGTACATATTGATCTTTTGATCAGTAAAAAAAGGGGGCTTCGGCTCCCTTTTTTGTTGACAATTTATTTATTTGATGTATTATCTATGCATCTGGGAATTCAACCTTGTTGCCACTGGCCCAGCAGACGATGCAACGATTAACAAGGTATCTTTTGCATAAGGAAACTTATAATGGCACGTTCCACCTTTGAAGGCCCAATCCTATCGGGCGATAACCGTTTTGGCGCACAACGTAACGTTGGCCCAGTTTTACTATCACAATCTTGCCTATTAGACTTTTCCAACACTACTGTTGGTACTGCTGGATACGGTGGAGCATCTGGTATATTTGTTACATCTAACACATTACCTAACTCACAAGCTACTATTTACACACCACAAGCTGGTGCATTTGTAAATACAGGCCCAACAGCGGCAACGGCTCCAACTGCTGATGCATCTGGTACAAACTATCGTGGCGCAGTATTCTTACTGCCTTACCAGTCTTACATCCAAAATATCTTTATTGATAACATTGTTCAGCCTACAGACGGTACTCACGCAGTAACATCTATTCAGCCATACATTGCAAACAACTTTGTAACAACTGGTGGAACATATGCTACTGTTGCAGCCATTACAGGTTCAAGCATTGGTCGTTCAACAGCAACATTTACTGCTGCTCAGTACGCTAATGCACAGTCTACATTGCAAGATGTACAGAACTTACAACCTGGTCAGCAACCTACATGGTTCTCACAAGTGGTTGTTAACTTGGCTATGACTGTATCAAGTTTGACTTCTGTTAATGCTGGTAAATTAAACATCATTATTCAGTATGTACAGAATGACCCATCAGTTAACGTTGGTAACGCAACTACCTACCCATACGGTAACTACGACTAATCAGTAGGGGCTACGGCCCCTTTCTTTGGCTTAATTAGGGGTTTATATGGGTTTGTCATTACGCAATTATTTCTTTTCTAAATCAGGCAATGTCAATAGTAATTCTATTGGTTTTGCAAATCAGGGTGTGCAAACTCCTACGATGGATTGGGAAGGTATTGATGGATCAGCGCAGTTCATTGCGCCCCAACGTTTGCGTGACGTTGTTGGTAAGTTAAAAATATCTCAATCTCAAAACATCTATGATGCTGACTTTGAATACGGCGTTCAACCACTGCGTTGGGAAAATGTTATTCAAAACGTATCAGGTCAAGCCTATATAGTTCAGAACCCTGGTCTTGGCGGCGTATCAATGAACATTGGTGGAGGTAATACTCCAGGCGATATTACGATTCGTCAAAGCCGTCCTTACCATAGATACCAGCCAGGTAAAACTTTTTACATGGCATCTAACGTTAACTTTGGTACTTCTGTAACTGGACAGTATCAGCGTGTAGGTATTTTTGATGATTCCAATGGCATATTCTTTATGCAGTATGGAACACCAACGCCAACCAATCCATATGCAATGAACGTAGTAGTTCGTTCTGACTCTGGTGGTTTACCAGTAGATACTGTTTTTTCAGCAGATACATGGAACGGCAACAAACAAATCCGTGATGCATTGGACTGGACTAAGGTTCAAATGATATGGATGGAATACGCATGGTACGGAGCTGGTGCTTTGCGTTGGGGTGTGGTTCTTAATGGCGAGCCTTATATCCTCCACCAAATTGGCGCAGGTAATGGCGCATATACAGGTAGTTCACAAACTACTCCTTGGAGCCGTACAGGTAACTTGCCAGTACGCTATGAGCAAAGAGATACAGGTAGTGCAGTAGCTTCATTAATGACTCACTATGGTGTGTCAGTATTGATTGAAGGATCAATTGATAAACAGCGTGGATTTACCTATTCATATGGTAATAATGCTAAGACTCAAAACCGTACAGTTCCCGCATCTTCTGTTCGTTATCCTGCAATGTCATTCAGGATGAGAGCAGTTGGATCTGATATTTTTGATCAGACCAATGCGGCTTGTACTGGTGGATCACCACAGACATTAACAATCAGTGCGGCAACTCCTGCCATATCTTCTGTAGTTGGTCAGCCCAATAGCGGACAAGCTTTGGTTACATTTGCATCTGCTCATGGCTATGCAGTGACTAACCCAGCCAATGCTAACAACCCAGCTCAGTATGTAACTCTTAGTTCATTTACTCAAGTTGCTACATCAACATCCACTAATTATTCAATCTCTAATGCGGCAGTAGCTTTGGCAAATTATTCTTTCCAAAGTAGCACTAGCGTAAGTGGTGCATCTGGTACTAATCAATTCTTAGTATCAAACGCAATAAGCGCATCTACAGGTCAGCCAAACTTGTTGGCGGTTGGACAAGTTGTTAATGGTACTGGTGTTGCTACAGGAACAACAATTTCTGCTGTAACTTACTACGGAACCGTAAGTAATCCAGGTGATGGCTTAAGTGTTGTATATCCAACAACTGCTATCGTTACTTTAAGTGCAAACTTATCTACACAAGCGGCAGGTACATATTCTATTTATGCACCAGCATCATCTACATTGTTGACAACAACAGCCGTAGCGAGTGGAGCATTCCAACCAGGTATGACACTGAGTGGAACTGGTGTAACTTCTGGTACGACAATTACAGCTCAATTGACAGCGTTTAATGCATCTGTTGTTGCTCCTACATTTGCTAGTGGCGGTGCAGCAGGTCAAAATACTATTGTGCTCAGCGCAGGTACAAGCATTTCAGCAGGTCAATATGTAACTGGAACAGGCGTTCCTCCTGGAACTATTGTTGAATCTATTGCTACTGCGACAGTTACTTTAAGTAATAACTTAACAGTTCAAGCCGCAGGTACTTATACATTCTATTCAATGGCAGCCAGCCAAGCTTATGCAAGCGGTGGCGCAGTTGGTTCTAGCGTGGTTGTATTGGCCGCAGGAACAAACTTTGCAGTAGGTCAAATATTTACAGGAATTGGAGTTCCAAATAGCACAATTATTACTGTGATTAACGGATCTACAATTACTTTAAACAAGGCATTTACTGTACAAGCTTCAGGACAATATTCAGCTCAAGCTCCAGCGGCCAATGGTGTTTATCAATTAAGCACAAACCAAGGTACTGTATCTGGAACTGTAACTGGAACAACAACATATGCGGCGCAGACTTGGTTGATTCAGCAAGTTCCAACAACCACAACAATGGTTTTACCAATTCAATTGGTAAGCGGTGCAACACTGACATCTACTCCTACGGCTACATATTGGGCCGCGAATCAATGGGTTGGTAAGTTTGTTTACTATCAGGCTAGTCTGCCATCCATCAGTGCGATTGCTGCGGCTACAAGCTCAACCATTGCTGGTTTGACTCAATACTCTGCTGTGATTACTTTTGCTTCTGCTCACGGGTTAAAGCAAGGTGATGTAATTATTATTTCTGGATCAAGCCCAACTACTTATAACGGTATTTGGTCTGTTTCTATTCCAGCAACTAATCCAACAACAACTGCATCAATTACATTCGGTACTACTACTCCTGGTTCTTATGTGTCTGGCGCATCGGCAGTATCTCCATATACAGGACGTATTACATCTAATACAACAAGTGCAATTACATTTGGTGATGTAGTAACTGGACAACCTTTAGCTAATGCTCCTGCATCTGGAAACAGCTATCAGATTGGATTGATTGATCGTGGTCAATTGCTACCTGCAACACTACTGTTAAATTCATCTGCAACTTGTTTGGTTGAGTTGATTTCTAGTACACCTACTAATCAGTTGTCATTGCAAAATGCAAGCTTTGTTGCTTTGAATACGTTGGGTTCATATAACTCATTTGCAGAACAAGATTTAAGTGCAATTCAATGTACTGGTGGCGAGGTTGTATATGCATTCTCAACTCCTCCTAATGGTTTGCAACAGCTTGATTTGGGTAACTTCTTTCCTGTATTAACAAACGTAAGAGGTAACGTAGCTGACATTTTGACGGTTGCGGTTACATCTTCTGCGGGTGCTACGGTTCAAGTGAACGTAGTTGCTCAAGAGGCAATGGCGTAATGAGCGGGGCTTGGACTCGTAAAGAAGGCAAGAATCCCAGTGGTGGATTAAATGCCAAAGGGCGAGCCAGTCTCAAGGCAGAGGGGCATAACATTAAGCCTCCTCAGCCTGAAGGCGGATCACGCAAGAAATCATTTTGTGCCCGCATGGAAGGAATGAAGAGGGAGCTAACTGGATCTGAAACAGCAAAAGATCCAGATAGCCGCATCAATAAAAGCCTAAGAAAGTGGAAGTGTTAACATGGATGCGATGGTTGTATGGAATGCTATATTGTCTTTAGTCATAGGGATAATTGGTTTCTTTGTAAAAGACAAACTTGCAGAAGTCAAAAGAATTGATATTCTGTTGAACAAAACCAGAGAGGAGATTGCTCGTGAATATGTCACCAATGCAGAAGTTAATCGAATTACAGACCACATTGACCAACGCTTTAACAAGCTTGAAGAAAAAATTGATCTCCTTATTCGTCAAAGAGGCTGACAAGGATGCCAAGTAGTAGTAAGAAACAACATGACTTTATGGAAGCAATAGCCCATAATAAGGCTTTTGCAAAGAAGGTGCACGTTCCACAATCCGTGGGTCGTGATTTTGCGGAAGCCGATAAAGGCAAACATTTTAAAAGAGGTGGTGATATGGCAATGAATCCTAAAGCGGCTATGGCAATGTCCGCATTAATGAAAGCAAGTAGAAATCGTCCAAAGCCTATGGCAGCTCCTGCTCCTGTGGCTGCTCCAGGTGGTATGCCTCCTGGCGCTATGGGTGCTCCTGGAATGGCACATGGTGGTTTGACAAAGACTCACCATAAGCATTTAGCTCATCACCATTTGGCGATGGCTGAGCACCATATGCATATGCATAAGGGCGGTGAGATGCATGAGCCACATACAAAAGACATGGGCGAAAAGGCTTTGAAACACGGCGGTAAAGCTAAGCATCATTATGCTAAAGGCGGTCATGTTCCTGGTCAATACCCATTGGGTGAAAAGATGGAAAAAGTTAAAGCTGGTGGAAACAAAGGACACGGCGAACACTCTATCCAAGAACGTGGACATACTCGTGCTCTTCAGGAAAAGATGAAGGGTAATACAGTAGGTGACGGCCCAATCGTTAATGCTAAAAAGCATGGCGGTAAGATTCATCATAAGAAATAAGGATTTATTATGAAACACGAACATCACGAACACCACACAGAACATAAACACATGGTTCACCATTTAAAGGAGCATGAAGCCAATGGTCACGTTCATCACCATCACCACTATGGTCATCATGCTGCTGGTCATGTAAAGCATCACGAAGTTGTTGAGCATTTACATAAGCATCAGGAAAGCATGTGCCACGGCGGTAAAGCTTAAGGATTTATCATGGCTGAAAAATGGATTCAACACGCAATCAAAAGAGCTGGTGCATTGCATGAGCAGTTGGGCGTACCAAAAGGTGAAAAGATTCCAGCCAAGAAACTTGCTAAAGCAGCTAAGAAACCTGGCAAGCTAGGTCAAAGAGCACGTTTAGCAGAAACCTTAAAGGGGATGCACAAATGATGGCAAGTCGTGGTATGGGGGATATGAATCCCTCAAAGATGCCCAAAGGAAAGATGAAGAAACGCCGTGACAATACTGACTTTGAGCAGTATAAGAAGGGCGGAATGGCTAATCATCCTGGACTTTATGCCAACATCCATGCAAAGCAGGAGAGGATAGCAGAGGGTTCTGGCGAGCATATGCGCAAGCCAGGATCTAAAGGTGCTCCATCAAAAGCAGACTTTATTAAATCCGCTAAAACGAGGAAAAAGAAATGATTCAAATTAGCAAAGAAGATGCGGCTTTTATTCTTAATGAATTGAACCAAAGAGCACAACATCAGATTAATTCTTGGGGCGCTATTAGCGAAGATTTGCAAGGAGTTATCAATGACTTGGATGCACAGATTTACCCAGTTCAAGATGCGATTGAAGAAGCTCCGCAGGAGGCGGTAGCAGCATTTATGGATGATGTGCCACATGAACAATTTGATGAAGATACTGAAACAAATAGCTCCGTGGATGATAGTGTTGATAATACTGTTGTTGCCGTGGCTTCTGACGAATCTGTTGCAGATACCTCTGTCGAATCAGCCTCACCTGCTGTAGAACAGCCTAGTGCATAATGTCTATCAATGCTGGAACTACTACAGGCACGACAGCCTTTGACCTTGACTTCGCTGAAATAGCAGAGGAGGCTTGGGAGAGGGCTGGTCGTGAAATGCGTTCTGGCTATGATTTGCGCACTGCTCGCAGATCAATGAACCTGATGACCATCGAGTGGCAGAATCGTGGCATCAATATGTGGACAATAGACCAGGGTGTGATTACCATGCAACAGGGTCTAAACACTTATCCACTGCCAACAGATACGATTGATTTGTTAGATCATGTGGTTCGTACAAATGCAAATAGCACAACCAACCAAGCTGATCTGACTATTACCCGTATCAGTGTTTCTACCTATGCGACTATTCCTAACAAGCTTACTCAATCTCGTCCTATCCAGGTTTGGGTACAAAGGATGTCGGGAGAAACCGCTTTCACAACGATTCAAACGGCGGCAGCAGTAGCGGCAACCGACACCACAATAACGCTTTCTAGCACCGTAGGATTGGCTGCAAATGGCTATATCCAATTAGGTTCTGTAAGCGGTGAAGTTATTTATTATTCATACATTTCTGGTAACACTTTACAAAATTGCTTTAGGGCACAAAACAATACCACGGCACAGTCGTATGTAATAGGTGCTGCGGTCTATGTTCCTAAACTACCAGCGATAACAGTATGGCCAACACCAGACGGAACTACTACATATACCTTTGCATATTGGCGTTTACGGCGTGTGCAGGATGCGGGCGCAGGGCCGAATGTCCAAGATATGAACTTCAGATTCTTGCCAGCCGTAGCTGCGGGATTGGCGTACCACATTTCAATGAAAGTCCCAGAATTGATGCCTCGTATCCAAATGCTCAAGCAAGCTTATGATGAGCAGTTTGACATAGCTGCGGGCGAGGACAGGGAGAAGGCGGCAATTAGGTTTGTGCCTAGACAACAGTTTATTGGATCAGGTAGTCCGTAATGGGTAATCGTTTCGCTTCTGGCAAGTACAGTATTGCCCAGTGCGATAGGTGTGGCTTTAGGTACAAATTAAAACAGTTAAAGTTTGAAGTCATCAAGACCAAGCTTTATCAACTTAAAGTGTGTCCTGAGTGCTGGGATCCAGATCATCCACAACTTCAATTGGGTATGTACCCAGTTGATGATCCACAGGCAGTTCGTCAGCCAAGAACAGATACGACATATGTAACGTCAGGATTAGATTCTTTAGGATTTCCGTCAGGCGGTTCTAGGGATACGCAGTGGGGTTGGAACCCTATTGGTGGGTCACAAGAGTTTTACGGTCAGTTCAATCCTCCGCTACTCACACCCAACAATTTAGTTACCACAACTGCGGTCGGTACAGTTACAATTTCTATATCTTAAAGGAGCTAAAAATGGCTAAGCATGATGACATTAAAGAAGATAAAAAGCTAATCAAAAAAGCTTTTGGTATGCATGATAAACAAGAACACAAAGGCGAGAAAACTGATCTGAGCAAACTCAAAAAGGGTGGCAAGATTAAGAAGTACGCCAAAGGCGGATTAGCTGGTGTTAGTCAAGACAGCATGAAAGCCGAAGGACGTAATCTAGCAAGAGCTGGTTATCAGCGTGGAGGCTAATATGAAAGCAAAGAAATTTCCTGTTGACAAGAAAGACAGTCCAGCAATTGTTAAAGCCAAGGGTATTACCAATGGCTATGCTGATGAGTATGCAAAACCCCATACTATGAAGAACAAGCCAGTGACTACCAGAAGTATTGATTCTGATAGTGACTTGCCTGATCACATTGGCTTGGAAGTAAAGATGCCTACTCGCAAGAACTGGACTCCTTTGAATGGAACTGTATCCATTGGCAACAACCATGAGGTTAAAACTTCTGGTGAGAAGATGCGTGGTGCTGGTGCTGCTGAGCGTGGCATTATGTCCAGAGGCCCGCTTGCATGAACTATAGTCAGCTCGTCAACGAAGTCAATTCGTATTTGGAATATACATTTCCTACGGTTGACATGAATACGTTTATTACGCAAACGGAGCAAAGGGTTTTCAACTCTATTTTGTTTCCGTCTTTGCGTAAGAATGTGACGGGCAATGTGACTGCTGGTAATGCATACTTGTCTTGCCCCAATGATTTTTTAGCTCCTTATTCATTGGCGGTATTTTCAAGTGTGACAACTACTGGCACTGGATCAGTCAGCACAAATACCATTACTGTTGCATCCAACACAGGTATATTTGCGGGACAAAGTGTAAGCGGTACAAACATTGGTAATCAATGTGTAGTGCTTAGTGTAAGTGGCACTACGATTACTTTATCTCAGAATAACATTGGTGCAGTATCTGGAAACATTGTTTTCCAAACGGATTACTTATATCTATTGAATAAAGATGTAAACTTTATTCGTGAGTGCTATCCGACTTCGAGCTATCAAAATAAACCAAAGCACTATGCGTTATTTGGCCCTCAGAGTTCAGCACCTTTGTATCTTAGCTTTATGCTTGGGCCGACTCCTGATCAAGCATATTCAACTGAGTTACATTATTTTTATTACCCTGACAGTATTATTCAGGCTCAAATTACTGCGTTGGGTTCTATTACTTCTGGAGGATCAGGATATGTCTCTGGAACTTATTACAACGTACCTTTTAG